GTTAAGTGAGGCACCAGCAAATGTAGGACTATTACCTGTTCCTACTGCTTGACCAATTGAAAATGTTACCGCACCAGTTGCACCACTAACACCAACACCTGTTCCAGCAACCGCACTTGTAACACCACTATTAGTAATTGTTACTGCGCCTGTTGCACCACTTACACTAATACCAGTTCCAGCCACATTACTGGTTACACCTGTATTAGTGACTGTTACGGTTGTAGCACCACTTTGATTTGTTGTAAATGTATTGGTTGTACCAACACCCACACCTGTTCCAGCAGCAATTGTAATAGTTCCATTTCCCACATTCAATGCAGTTACTGCAGTTGTAGCCAAACTACTTGTAATTGTCCAAGTTCCACTTGCTCCGGTGCCTGTCTTTGTAACTGTATAATCAGTATAATTTCCGCTGTGGAGTAATTTATACCATGATGGATTTGTAGGAGTTCCACCAGGACCTTCTTTGTATCCAACATACCAATCTGCAGTTCTGTGAAGATTTGCAATCAAACTAGTCAAATAATTTCCATGGGTGGATGATAAATAATTATACCAACCTGATGTAGGAGCATTTGTAATATTAGAACCATCAAATGTTCCCAAAGGTTGGACTACATTTGTAGCCGAACTAGAAAGACTTGTAATATCGCCACGATGATATTGATATAAACTATCATTAGTAAATGCAGATACTGCGGTAGGCCTACTACTTACATTCGTCCACGCAACACTGTTTGCAGTGCCAGCAGTTAATGATGAAGCAGTACCTGTTAAACCTGTACCAGCACCACTAAAACTGCTACCACTAATTACACCAACTACATGTAATTTAGTAGTAGGACTTGTTATTCCAATACCAACATTACCGTCACCATTAACTCTCATCTTTTCGGTGGTACTGGTAATAAATTTAATAGGATATCCACCAACACCACCAAGTGTCATGCTACCATCACTGTCATCATATCTTATTTCTTGAATCTTTGTGCCACTACTATTTTTCCATTGAAATGAACTGGTTGTATTGGCACTAAGTTTTATAGCCATTTCACCACCAAACATTTCAAATTTAGCAACAGGACTTGTTGTACCTACACCAACATTACCACCAGATGAAAGTATACGCATTTTTTCACTGCCACCTGTATAGAATGTTAAATCTCCGGTATATGGCCCAATTATGTTTGAATACAGTCCATATCCAGATCTTACATATATATCACCATTAACATCTAATTTAGCACCAGGACCTGTTGTTCCAATACCGACATTACCATCTGTTAACATTACAAAACCGTTACCAAAATTACTTGCATATGGAACATTTACAATTGGATTACCAGTAGCATCTGCATCTGTCCAAGACCAACCACTTGCATATTGATTTGTATAAGCACTGCTATACATGCTTTCAACATAGAATTTTGGCCAATATCCAGGCGAACTTAAAACTATTGCAACAAATCCGTTTTCAGCTGATAATCGTATAGTTGGCGCCCAACCACCACTGGATTTTGCTATAGGATTGTAGAATGTACTAAGATAATAATGCCAAGAAATGCTAATATCCGCATTTCTTACAGCACCATAAACAAATCCTTTTATGTTAACCGTAAAATCAGCACTTGGTGATGCAACTGGAATAGTTGTTACTATTTTTATATAAGTCGGAGTTCCACTGCTATTAATATCCAAACCAATCATTGATAACTTTGATGATGGACCAAAACTAGAAACACCATTTACAGCTAATTTTGTATTTGGACTAGTTGTACCTATACCAACACTTGCACTTGGAAAAGTTATAGTGTCATCTGATGCATTAATTTGCATCTTTAATTGATTCAAATCATTTGTTATTTGAAAATGACCAGTAGTTCCACTATTTAATACATTTTTACCGATCTTCCAATCTCTACCAGGATTAGAACCAATATAAATATAACTTGTATAACCACTGCCTGTTGTATTAACAAATGTAGCAATCTTACCATCGGTACTGCTTTGTTTTTCAAATGCAGCAACTACTTGTCCACCAACTTCCGTTGGACCACCATTAACATGCAATTGATATGTTGGACTTGTTGTGCCAATTCCAACATAACCATTGTATCCAATTGTCATCAAAGTTGCTGTACCTGAATTCCAAAATTTAAATGAATTTCCAGTACCTGCTGAAGTTTGTTCTGATGTGATATAACTCTGATATCCGCCGACACCTTTTTGAATATAAAGTGTATCTGTAGCCATTATATAATTGCGTGCAACAATTGTGCTCGTTGTAGTCAACGATCCAGTGACTATTGCATTTCCATTAACATCAAGCTTTGCATTTGGACCTGTTGTTCCTATACCAACACCTGTACCATTTAATGTGATAGTAGTTGCGAATCCGTATGTAAGATCCAATCTACTACCAGCATAATAAATTAATCTAGCATTAGAATCACCGCCAATGCTATTTGTAAAATCAACATAAGCGCCTGCAGATCCCAACAATTGTAATTGAGCATAATTATCTGCATTATTAAAACCCATTGAACCATACTTATTCAATGAATATCTACTGCCAGCAGAAGAATTATCTGATACTACAAATGGCCAATTATTGTCCGTTGATGATGCATTAACGCCCAACGAACCCGTAACATCTAATTTATAAGAAGGATTGTTTGTGCCTATACCTAAACTTCCAGAAGTATTAAATCTTGCCCATTCAGTATAAGTGCTTCCATTTGTGCCAATTTTTCCGAATGTTATAAATCCTAAATTACTAACACTATGCGCAAATAAATCTGTAGAATTGCCTGCAGCTAAATCTTGTCCCAATCCTGTATATACTCCTGTTGCAGCATTATCATAAACTAACAATTTCATTCCTGATGTTGCACCAGTTGATAACTTACCGCTAGGGGTTGTTGTTCCTATACCAACATTAGTGCCATTATCATAAATTAAGCTATTTCCTAATTTATAACCAGCAGTAGCTTTAGGAATATAGTTAGAACTTAAATTGGTTTGTCCGTCAGGACCAGTAATAATTTTACCGTTAACACTACTTCCTGTCAAGAAAAAATAATCTCCTTCACCGTCCCATAAAAATTGACTCAATGTCCCACTTCCACTATCATACATTTGAATACCCGCATATCTTTGATATGGACTCAAAGCATTCATCAGCAGTATATTATCCGTAACTGTTAATGTACTTGATGTAATATAAATATTACTTGCACTAAATGCAGTAACTGAACCATTCACCGCAAAATTTCCATTAACAGTTAAATTACCAGAAATTGTATCACCGGCTTGATTTACAGGTGTATATCCCAATCTAGCTGTTATATTTGTATAATATGCTGCGGATTGACCATTTAATTGACTAGAATTTGACGCTAATGTAGTAGTTGCAGAATTGCCAGATATATCAATTGTTGCGGTATTTGTGAATGGATTATAAGTTCCACCTGAACCGTCCATCATCAATGTCTTTGTACCTGTTTCCGCAGAACCAGATGCTAAAACAAACGGATAATTTACATTGCTATTATTAACAGTAACATTTATAATGTTGACAGGAGCAGCAATTGATGTTGCAGAAAGCGGTGCGTCAAGCTTTATGCCATCACTGTGATCCAATGTAAATGCGTGTCGTCTTGTAACTTGTTCAGAAATGTCAACGAATTCTAGTTTACCTGAACTTGGTGTAATAATAATGTCTGGCATATTTTATATAAATATTAAAGTTCTGTGTTTAATTCAGGTACATCTGCTCTTATTGCTGTAAAATCCCAGAAAAAGTCATAATCTTTATATGTTTCAAACATTGCTTTATCATAAGCAATGGTGAAATAATTTTCTGGTACATTAATATCATCAACATATAGTGTTTTATTGCACTTTATGCCTGTTAATTGTATGTTTACACTGTCATGTAATATTAGTTTGTAAATATAATCTGGTAATTGTACCTTACATTTACCATTTACCAGTGTATCTCTTCCCGTCAATCTTATACCATGATATGGACTTTCTAATGATCCATAAATAAGTCTCTTACCTGCTTTTGTAGGATGATCAATTACGAAACTCTTTGTTGTAGCAGCAAAACTACCATTTACTTGCAATGTATAAGCACCAACATTACTTGTACCAATACCTACCGCACCACTTCCACTTACATACAATATCGCACCACTAATAGGTGACTTTACATGCAATAAAGCACTGTTAGATGAACCACTAATTTCTAATTTAGCAGCAGGAGCCGCAGTACCAATACCAACTCTGCCGTCATAATCAAATGTTGTATGTTTTAGCCAAGCATTTGATGAATTGTAAGACCATAAATCTAATCCAGTACCACCAGAATTTAATTGCAAATTAAATGCTCTTGTATTGGGTGTATTTGCCAAATAAACTTGTGTTTGTATTGTATCAGCACCAGTTTTATATGATGCTAATGCACCGTAAACAGTAAATTTATCTGTAGGATTTGTTGTACCAATACCAACATTTCCAGCATTTGTTCCACCACCAATTATCATTCTTATTGATCCGGATGTAACAAAATTAATATTACCATATGTACCAGCGGTAGCGGAATTACCATTGATAATATTTGTATCACTAAATGTTCCATATCTAAATGGACCAGCACCACCTGAATTATATTCTATATCAGTATATTCCGCATTACTTCCTGTTGAAGTCGTTGAATCGCTTCTTGCAATTCTTATAAATGATGATCCATAACCATTTGCGGTTAATTTTCCAAAGTATCCAACCAATGCATTTGTCGAATCAAATGCAGATCCACTTGGTGTAACTGTTAATCTGGCAACAGGAGTTGTTGTACCTATACCAACATTGTTAGATGAATTTATTGTAATTGATGGAGACGCAGATCCATATCCTAAATGAATTTTACCCGTTGAATTTTGTTTAATTACGGCATCACCAGCAACAGTGCCAGTAAAAAATTGATTTGCACCACCTACAACTCCAAGTTCAAGTTCACTAGAAGTTCTTCCTATTTGTTGATACGCATATTGTCCGCTGTTATTGCTAAATAAAGAAATGCCAGTATTATTTCCCGAAATAACTTGCAATTTAGCACTAGGATTTGTTGTGCCTATACCAACATTACCACTCCCACTTTGAAAAGTAACCAAATCGGTGCCATTAAATATTCTTAAATCAGTACTTGAAGCAGGAGCATACAACTCCCAGTCAGTGTTTGATCCGCCTGTTCTTTTAATTTGTATACCAGTTTGAATATTTGCAGTTGCAATAAATGATGCTCTATTAAATGTGCTTCCTACAACTTCAAATCTATTAGATGGAGCTGTTGTGCCTATACCAACATTGCCGTCAGATGTAATACGCACTCTTTCACTGCCACTTATAGAAAATCCGATTGTATCTGCTCCTGGTGAATATATTCCTGTATTTGTATCACCAACAAATGCGATACCTGGAATTGGTGCTGTACCTGTTGTAGCAAGAATCTGATAACCAGAACCCATTGACAATGTACCTTGTTGTGACAAAGTTCCATTATTAGTTAAGCCTGCAATAGTATAACTATTACCTGTATTCAACGAATTTGCAGTTTGTGCACTTGTTGCATAACTTGCACTAACTACATTGTTAGCCCAACTTGCAGTTGCATTTAGTGAACCACTCAAATTTATACTACCAGTAAATTCATGAGTTTGTGATATTACTCTGCCAAATCTGGTACTTCCACTTACATATAATATACCATTATTACCTCCTGATTTTGGTTGTAAATGTATATTACCTGCTGATATTGATGTATTGATTACGAAATCAAGACTGGTATCATCTTGACCCAAATAACAATAATCACTTCCAACCAAATCACCGTTAGCCGCATCAAAATAAATTCTAGCATTACCACTGCCACTGCTTCTCAATGACATCATCGCCGAATTTGCGCCGGTATCATATATATCAACCAAATATAATGGACTACTTGTACCAATACCAACTCCACCTGAGTTGTTGATTATCATTCTCTGCGTATTATTGGTTCTGAATTGTAAATAATTACCACTATCTGCGGATATTTGAAGATTATCACTATCAACGCCAATTAAAGCTTTTCTGGTTCCATTATACTTATACTCCATTCTACCATCACTAGTAGTTGCAGTATCCAATATCATTGCTGCACCAGCAGCTCTTACTCTTAAATCGCCAACTACATCCAATCTATTAGCAGGTGTAGTTGAACCAACGGCAAGACCAATATTTCCTGTGCTAGAAATATGAATTCTAGAATTGTCAGTAGTAAAATCGTATATATGAAATGAACCAGTTGCCCAGCCCGGATTGTTTACCAGTCCATATGTTTTTGTGGAACCAGATGTGGATGTCAATCTAATTGCTGGTTCAAATGAAGTAGAATAAACATGTAAATTAGAATCCGGACTAGTAGTTCCAATTCCAACCGATCCTTGAAAAATTGCACCATTTGAAGGTGCTGCCGTTGAACCATATGTGGAACCCACACTCAAATTACCAAATACACTTAATTTGCTGCCCGATTGTGTAAGACTTCCAACACTAGTATATGTTGTATTTATATAAGTGTTGTTATCATAAACCAATCTGAATCTAGCTGTACCAGATGCATTTTTCAAATCAAAATAATCGCCGTTATTTGAATTTTGAATATAAACACCGTTACTATCTATACCAAATGAACCAGATCTATTAACAGATGTATTGTTTACAGATACAATTGCGGTTCCAGCAGTTCCAGCGACTTCTAATTTACTATTTGGACTTGTTGTACCAATACCAACATTACCTCCCGATTCAATACGCATTCTTTCGGTACCAGCAGTGGTAAATACAATTGGATAAGATTGTGCAACACCAAAATATGCAGAACCAGTAACTGCGCCATACACATTTGATGATGCAGCATTATTAAATCCAATCGCACCACCAACTAAAGTTCTGATATCAAAACTATATCTTACATCAGATCCTGTAACATTTACCGTAGAAACACTTCCACCTTCAACTGCTAATTTTGTAGATGGACTTGTCGTACCAATACCAACATTACCACTTCCATTTGGAGATAAAAGTATATGACCATTTCCACCTGCAGTAGCTAATGTTAAATTTCCTGTACTGGTTTGTAATGTTTGCGCACCATTTGATTGTAAAATACCAGTACTAGTTATTCTCCATCTTTCGGAACCATTATTAGAAATTGCTATAAAGCCATTACTTTCATTGTTTATATAAACATCAGTGGTGGTTTTTTGTATATATAAATTACCGGTACTGTTTCTCAATGCTAACAGTCCATCGTTACTGCCATATATTTCAGCGACTCCACGATTGGTAGTCGCATAAGCAAAAGATGTAGTTCCAATACCAACGATACCAAAGCTACCTGTACCACTTGCACTAATATTGCTTGCGGTTAAATTTGTAATTGTATAACTATTTGTTGGTACCAAATAACTTGCGGTTACAACATTTTGCGCCCAACTTGCAGTACCTAAGAAACCAACTGCGTTACTTACACTACTTGTAAAACTACTACCACTAATATTACCTGCTACTTGTAATTTAGCAACAGGATTCGTAGTACCTATACCAACATTTCCTCCTAGAGGATTCAAAGACATTGGTCTTGATGTACTACTGATGGTTCTTACTTGCATCCAAATAGGATATGGAGTTGTCGTATCAGAACCAAATGCTAATTGACCGTTTTCACTACGAATTATTGCAGCAGATGCAGAATCCCATGTTAATGATGGTGCATATAATGACGTATCGACCACATGTAATTTTGCATTTATAGATGTTGTACCTATGCCAACATTACCACCAGATGTTATGGTCATTCTGGTTGTATTAGATGTTTCAAATGAAATCGCAGCAGCGTCTACGGCAGTAAAATATAAAGTTCCAGTGCCACGATGTGCAATTGCACTGGTAGCATTGGCACCACCATTACTCCGAATTAATCTTAATCCATAATCCGTATAAGTAGCATCACCAATCAAATCAACATAAGAATTGCCATTACCAGATCTACCACGACCAATTTCAATAGCTGCGTCTGCAGTTGTAGCGGTTGTTACATAAAGAGAATCTCCAACTCTAGCATTTCCATTTACATCTAGTGAATAAGCAGGAACAGTAGACCCAATACCAACTTTTCCGTCATATGTAAATGAAACCAAATCTGTTGTTGGATTTGCCAATGTGTTTCCACCTACGATTGTAAATGTATTTGAATCAAAAAACTTAAAGCCAAAATCGTATGATGCACCCGTATTATTTTGAAATATTATTGGACGAGTACCATTGGCACCTACAAAGTAAGAAGTGCTAGATGCGTCTGTATTTGTATAAAATCCGTTTGTAAAATTTGCATTTCCATTTACATCCAATTTGTATGCAGGATTTACGGTTCCAATGCCAACAATACCAAAACTACCTGTACCACTTGCACTAATATTGCTTGCGGTAAGATTAGTAATTATGGAAGTGCTACCACTAACATAACTTGCAGTACCTACGGTTATACTATTTAATGATGCGCTATTAATACGAGCGGTACTATCAAAATAAACAATAGAACTGGTTGCTGCAGCTATTTTAGTTTCTAAAAATGCTGTACCTGAACTACTTACTTGACTTAAGATTAAATCGCCGGTATTATAAACTATTCCAGATCCTATTGGCATATTGTATAAATATTACTTTATTTATGTTTATATAAATATAATAACCCAAGATGTTTATTTCTTGGGTTATCACTTTATTTACACTTTTATTGATTATCGTATATTAGACTGACCAGTTTGAAATTGGTACTCTCTTCCAAATATTGTTGGTATATACATATATGAAATTATTATCAACATTTATCTGTCCAGGCATGCCAGCCGAAGTTGGTGTTGATGGAACTGCACCTGCACCAGGATTGCTTCCTGTAACAATTGTCAACGTTGTAAACGAACCAGTAACATAAGTTACCAATGCGCCAGTAATATATGTTATACTTCCAGTAGTTGCAGTGAGTGTACTTGAACTGATTGTAGTTCCAGTATAAGATAATGTTGTACCATTATCACTCAATGCAGAATCAGTTATACCGGTGGCATCATATGCTTTTGGTATTTTGTTTGGTGTAAATCCAGTAATATTATCTAAACCAAACGAACTGGTTGGACCCAATACTATATTACTTGCAGTATTATTTTGATCAACTGTGATCCAATTATCTTTATTACCATCCCACAATAATGATGCGCTTCTTTGATTACTACCACTGTCAAATACTTCGAAACCAGCGTATCTTTCATATGGGAAATATGCATTTAATTGAATAATATTATCATTAATAATTACTGTACTTGAACTAATATAAACTATACTAGAACTGCCAAATACAGTAAAATCACCAGCAACATTCAATGAACCAGAAATCCATGTATCTTTACTGATTCTTGCACCACCGTCAACTTGTAATGAAGCATTTGTATCAGTATAACTTGTAGCATTGTTAGCATTGACTATTTTAAAACTGCCACTAGATGTATTTACATCTGATGTGGTATTTCCTAAAATAGTATTTCCGTTAACTTGTACATTGTTTTCGATGTACAATGAACTTGCAGACAAGAAACCGCTTGCACTTATATTTGAAGCGGTCAAATTATTAATAACTACATTTCCCAATGTAGTGGTGTCTGTAACTACTAATGTACTAGCACTAATATTACCACTTGCACTAATATTGCTTGCGGTAAAATTTGTAGCAATTAAGCTTGTAAAATTAGCAGATGAACCAGTATATGCACTAGCACTAACATTTCCAGCTACTTGTAATCTGTTTATACCATCAGTTGTATTTCTACCCAATAAAACATATCCGTCCGATCCAGAAATAAACATAATTGAGCTAGTATCATAACTCATTATGTTCAATATGTTTCTATTATACTGTTTAGATGCTGGAGTACCAACACTACCACTATCCATTGGTAATAATGTCAATAGTGCATCGGGACCGGTATAACTAGTACCAGCATATCCTGGTAAACTAGATTGATATGTTGTTTTTGCACCACCTTGAGAACCATAACTAATAAAACTACCAACACCAAAATAACCATTTTGTTTAAATATAGCTCTTGTACCGGCAACTATGTTTGAACCACTGGCTTGTACAGTGTTGTCTGGATCGGTTGATACATAATAAGCATAAAGTCTCAAATCATTGGAACCAGATTCAGTTCCCAATTGCATTCTTGGTTGAAATACTATTTCAGAACCACTTGTCGCTAATCGTGAAAATAGAATTGAAGATTGAGCACCAGCATCACTTGCACTAGTTGCCAAATTAAGAGTAGCATATTTTGAAAATATAGTAGCACTACCACTTACATATAATCTTGCTAAATTTTCATTAATTGCTGCTTCACCATAAGTTCTATAAGTAGGTCCTGTACCTATAAATAATTCACTGCTTGCAGTAATTTCTGAAGCAACAATTCTACTAGCACTTAAAACCCCACTTGCAGTAACATTTGTTGCAAATACATTAGATAATATAGAATTTCCAACAACAGTAAGTGTTCCAGCATCTTGTATTGCACTCGCAGTTATTCCTGCGCTTGCACTAACCAAACCATTGAATGTTGATGTTCCAAGAACTGTTAATGAACCAGCATCAGTAATATTTGTTTTTACCCATACATTACTAGCACTAATATTACCACTTGCACTAATATTATTTGCAGTAATATCCGATGAACCAATCAAAGTACCAGTGTTGTCTGTCTGTAAAATAAGATTAGAACCACTGATAATTCTTTCAACAAATGGTGCTTGACCACTCTGCAAAGACGCAGATGTTTGTGGAATTACTATATTTAAAGTATTAGAATTGGGGTATGGCATATAATTTCTTCTTTATCTAGTTATAAATATAAATATAAAACATATTAATATATAATTCTTGGTATTAAGCAGTCCAATCCGCAATCGATTGTCTCAACCATCTTCCTCCCGCATAAATGTAATGATAATCACCATCATATGCCATCCAACCTGGTTCACCATAATCAGTTGGTGTATTTGGCACATCATGCCAAATGGTAACTTGTTGTGAACCTGTAACAGTAATATTTATAGTTTGTTCAATTAACGCAGCATAACTTTGTCTAATTGTAGTAATTGCTTCACCTGCAGCGGTGGTAGATTTTTCTGTTGCAATTGTAGGTTTAGGTAATCTCCATTCACTATCATTTTCGACAAGAGGATTGATACTATAATATGGATTTCCTTTATTACTATAAGTATTTTCTTTGACTTTTTGATTGACCTTATCCATTTGAGCACCACTAACAATTTCTGCTGTTAGTTTTACTTGTTTTGGTGTCAACAATCTTTGAACCGTTTGTTTTCTATCTTCAAAAGATTCTGGCAATAAATAAGCATTAGTGGTTAAAGTAAATGTACTTCTTACCATTCTATCTTTTTCACCACTGCTTTCTATAGTATTGGTGTAATTATCAATTTTAACTCTAAAATTAAATCTTTGTTTGTCACCCCAATAATCTCCTTCTGCAAAGTTAATCTTTTCTAATATTGCATTGTTTTGTTCAACATATTCGGTCCATACAATAAATTCATATTCTGCCTTGATATGATCAGGCATAGTAACTGCAAATATTTGATTAGTAGGAGCAACAGTCTTATTTAACAAACTAAATTTATCGTATTTATTCTTTTCATTAAATTTAGTCATTACTGGATAACTCAAATAACGATTAAATGTTTGATAACCTTCATCTTTTGAAAATGATGTTCTTTTAACCATTATCAAAGGAATTTGTAATTTACCTTGTTGATCTCTTAAACCACCTTGAGCTTTAGCAGCGTACCATTTTTCAGGATTACCATATATAATTGGTACTTTTATATTTTCTCCGGCATCAATCACAGTAGGATTAATGACATTTTGTATATAACTAATCAATGCGGTATCAACATCCAACAGACTAACAGTAAAGTTTTTCTTTGGATCTTCGTCTCGTCTAGTATCCAATGCAATGTTTCTTACATTAGATACAATAGGATTGTTCTTTTCAACATTGTTATTTGTTGGTACTGGATTGTTTTTATTACCTTCCCACATAATTAATATTGACGGTTAACTAGATTAATCTTGCTCAACTTAGTATAATGACTGTTACAAATTATACTATGTGATTTATTTGACTGACCACCTAAAAATTGTTCTTGTACAACATTATCAATTTCATGATAACGATCATTAAATAATATCAAATCGCCAACTTCAGGATAAAAACTTGCATCTTTTAATGCCAATTCTCTAAATTTAAATACAACAGTTTGATCTCTATCTGGTCCAAATCCTTCATCGTCCGTAGTAATATCACCACGATCAATTAAACTACTCAATTCTACACCAGAGTAAAAACTTTTTCCTTCGGCGGCAACTGCTTCGCCATAAATGTTTGTATTGGTTTCATTTGGTGCAATTTTAAACAAAACAACCAATGTTTCAATGATATCACGCATTAATTCGGCATTAAATTGATTTACCAAATTAATGTCTCTTTGACTAAAATATCTTCCAAATAATGCCATATATTATCCTATGTAAATTAGTAATGGAACTGTTTTCATGATTGATGTCATCTTTTCAGTTTCATCTGCCTTAGCTTCCATTTGCGCTTTACGACTGGTTGCTTCAAGATTTTCTCTCAATTGTGTAATTAATATTTCTTTTTCAGCTGCTGCTTCACTTCTTAATTCTGATCCATCCAATGTAACTTCTCCGCCAGGAATTGGAATCGTACTATATTTTTGTCTAATCATGCCAAGATTTTCTTTACACAATGCCAAGAAATATTTTTTAACCCATTGTTTTCCAACCGCATTTAATTTATAATAAACCACGTTTTGATATGGTACATTACTATAATCACTCACAACATCGTAATTGCTTCCACTACTAAATGTATTTGCACCACTAAATTTATCTTTTTCAACTACATATTCAATATAAATTTTGTGGTCATGTGTTGGTATAGGAAATATCTTTAATTTATTATTGACAATTTCAAAACTATATGCACTCTTACGTACCAAATCATTAAATTCAATTGCTTGACCTCTCAATAAATCTTCAAATATTGGTGTCATTAAAAATTGTGTAGCAGGACTATATCCAGCAAATCCCATTTCATTCAGTACATTGCTATAACTCATACCAGTCATACTGAATGGATCATAAATACGAGCAAATGCAGGTGTTGGACCATGAAATATTCTTCTAATTTCAATTCTACTGCCTGTTTCAAGATTATTTCCAATGATTGATTGTAAATCATAGGTTTGTACACTAGAAGTTAATTGTATAGGTACTTTTTTAATATCAACATATCCACCAACACCAGCTTCACTTCCATATCCTTTTGTTAATTGAATTATATATGGCAATCCAGTTCCTGTTACATTTTTTCCTGTAATATTAGGATTGTCTGCGGTACTTAATCCTTGTAAATTTAATAAATTATTTCTGATATTAAATTGATTTACTTGAGCACCATATTCATTTACAGCTTCTTCAAATGCTGCATAAAAATTTACATCAATCAACTCAATGTCAATGATTGGATATCCCATTCTTTTTGCTGCCCATTCTGCACTCTTTTCACAATCATATTCAAAATAACCAACACTTGCTGTTAAACTAGCAGGAGTAGGTTCGTCTAAGTAAAATCCAAATGGTATACTGCCTGTTGTTACAGCACTACCACTACCTGGCCATCTTACTCTATCTTGGTCTAAATTAGCACTCATTGTTTATAAATATATTATAATTTAGTTATTCTAACTTTTAAATCACCATTTCCTTTAATAATTCTATGCCAAACTTCTTTTGGTATAAAAAGTTTGCCAGACATAATTTTTGGTAATTCATTATCCATTTGTAATTGCCAATCAGTTGTACCAATTATTTCTACAATTCTATCTTCTCTATCTCTGTGCCATTCCAAATCATCTATATCTACATTTTCTTCAAATTCTCTTAGATATAAATTGTCTTGTAAATGTGTTTCTTTAAATGGAAATTCCATATCACCAATATTTGCCCTTACTCTTGGTACCTAATGATTTGATTCTATGACTTCTACAACTCCAATATCCGGCTGTAGTTCTATCTTTCTTTTGACTACATCTATGTCTAGCTCTGAAACTTTTTCTACGAGCTTTACTACTAGCTCTTATTCGCATCTTAGGATCGCCAAATGTAACTTTCTTGATATTACCATTTTTACCTCTTACATACACAGCAAATTTCTTTGGACCTCCTGGAGTTCTAAATGGTCTATTAAGATGTACAGTTCTACCTCTATGTTTGACTTCATTAATGTATTCATCTTCATCCAATTCAATTGGCGCATCTAAATAAACTTCTATACCTTCATATATTGCTTTAATTCCTAAATCACTTTCTATAATATCTACATCATCATCATTTAATTCAATTACATCATCGTTGTATAAACTACGAACTTCATTTACTAGTTTAAAATATCCTTCACTATAAATTCTAAATATATTTTCTTCTAATGTAAGTTTTCTGTCCAAATGATATTTTAATTGTTCGCTTATTTGAACATCTTTAACCAACTTCATCGGTTCATTTTTTTCTAAAATTTCATCCAC